CAGGTCACCATAAGGTGAGGTGACTGCTACAGTTGTTGATGTAGTGTCTGTCATGACGGCTGATGTTGTAGCTGTGCCTGTCCACAATCTCTTCATAAACCCGCCGCTCCATGTTACTGTCCCAGGATTTCTTCCGTCAACCTTAAATACACCCTGATTAACAGTCGCTCCTGTGCAGAACATTACTGTGTGCCCTTCTTTAAACCACATTGAATACGATTGTAAATCTGTAGTTGTTCCTAACAAGGTATAAGTACACCCTGTTGAGGTGCTGTCCGTTCTAGTTCCTAGTAATCCTTTTACCAGTTTATCCTCCATAGGAGGTACTCCTACTGTCCCTGAAGGTCTAATATACGTATCAAACCCCCATGTACCTGATAAATACCTACCTGCAATTGCTGTCAGACGAGACCGTGTGTTCCTTTTCTGTGCATCGTCAAATGTCTCTCTGTCCTGCGTAATTGTAGGGGTGTTGATTGCGAATACGCAATCTGTGCTATCAGGTTCTACTAATGTTCCTGCTGTTGATTCTGCTTTTATAAAGCATTCGAGCTCCCGTCCCAAAGCCAATTCGCCCATGGTAATGTCCTCCTTATTGTTTACGAGTTATTCTTAAAAATCGAATAACCCAATTGTGATTGTTTCCATAAAGTCTCCTGTGGCATGAACCACAAAGAGTAATTAAATTCCTAACTATCTGTTCCATATTATAAATTGTACGGATCACCGTAAGCGTGCTCATAATCAACCTGAATTATCAGCACTATTCCGCATTTTTCCCCTGTTAAATCTGTTAAAAACGCATCGTTACTCAAGAATTGAGTATCAATTGCATACCCCCCTCTTGTGTGATCTGCTCCTAACGCCTTTTTTAAATCTGCTAACATCTTGTTGATGTTTGCATTCATTGTATCTCTTGTGCCTCTGATATAGGCTTCTATCTGTATCTCTAACTCGTTATAATCCTTACCTTTTTCCCCTTTCTCAAAGTTTGTCGTTTCTCGTGAAGGATAAACGAAGATTACTGGCTCTGCGTAAGCACTATCATCCTTTTTTCCATGTATCAATACGATATTTTCTTCATCTACCGTATACTCATAACCATTCTCTACCCGCATCGTAGCTAATGTTTCTGCTATGTTCTGAAAAATATATTCTCTTCTAGAAGTAGCCACTATTTTTCCCGTCTACAGCATCTGAAAAGAGTTTCATAATTTTAGGGGTAGCCTTTAATTCAGCTTTTGTACTATAGTATGTAGCTGTGATTGGGACTCTTCCTTTCAAGCGGAATATAGGTGTGATGGTCTTTCCACTTCTTCCACTCTTCAAAAATATAACACCCTTTTTCGCAAATGTCTGTCCTGAACTTCTCAATGCTGCAAGCTCATCATTAGAAATTGTAACCCCTGAAAATGGGATTGTCATTCTCGGATGAGTGATTACACCTCCTTCATCAATGATAGAAGCCCATGGGATAGGGGTTGTGACCTGAAGTGTATTTTGTGATACACTTCTTAATGAAAAACTCCCTCTGAGTGTGCGAGGGTCATTTCTCTTCACAAACCCATGCCGTTTAGCCCTTGTTAAACGTCCGACTGCGTTATTGAGTTCTTCTATATATAGTTGCCCTGCTTCCCTGAGCACTGCCCGTGCTCGTTTTGGGATCGCAACTATCATATCTTCTAGTTCTTTAAGAGTTTTCTTCTCTAAATCGAATTTAAACTGCATTACTGTGTTCCTCTGCTTCTATACTTTGTATCGAGAATCAGACGGTGGTCAGGAAGGAAATCATTCACCATGATAGTGAATCCTTCTCCTGCGCTAGATACATTCAGATACCCCCACCTCTTATCTTTTATATTCTTATACTTTTTCCCTACAACCTCCGATGCTATAAGTTGCAAGTCTGCTGGGATAGTTGTGTACCCAGCCCTGTAGTCAATCTTTATGTTCATCTTACCTACTGAAAATACATAGGAGTCTGAAAGTAGAGAAATTCTGCCTTCATTCGAATAAAATGTGTAGGTTGTGGAATCAAGAAGAGTAACTGAATCAAATACTCTAAGGGGGTCATCATAAATACTCGTAACCGTTGTTATAGGCCACTCATTTACATAAATATCAGGTAACTCACATCCATCCTGGTACTCTGTGTATGTCCCATCTGTGAAGTTCCGATTACAATATGTCTCTATCAGAGAAGTAACAGATGAATTGAGTAGCCCCAACATGGTATCATCCTCATTGTCAGTGATGTTCAGAAGGGATTTTAAATTTCCTAATGAAACTAAATCAGACATTATTTTACCATTCTCCTCGAAGGTTTCATCATTTTATTCTCAGGACTCCCCGCCACCATTTTTTCCTCCTCAATAACAGGAGGTATAATCCCGTCGATTATAGTAAACCATGTCGGGAAATCGTTCAGTACCTGAGCTGCAACGGCATCCTCAACTTGTACTCTGTCACCTTGAGTACCTTTAAAATAGACTCCTTTTACAAGTTCTCCCTGAAAGTGGTCTACCTTTTGTGTCAGAATCTTCAAACTCTCACCTCCCTTAGTAACGGTATTCTCCTGTGGGTAATAAGAGACTGTTTAAAGTACCCTTCCCAATATACCCTGTCGAAATTTGTATCCCCATGACATTTATAGCATAGGGTTACGAGATTTTTAGTATCATTGTTAGTTTTGTCGTAGTCAATGTGATGCGTAGCCATTCTCCACTCAGTTTTCCCACAGAGTTTACATTTCTTGTTATCTCTTTCCTGTATTTCTTTCTTTAATACAGGAGTAAAATCTGGGGAATATGGGAGAAAGGATAAGCCCCCTCTCCAGTTAGAGGATTTTTCACCTGTATACATACAGAGTTTTTTCTTCGTTTCTTCAGATACAGGCTTCCCAAAATTAGGATGATTTTCACCTACAAATCTTCCCGTAAGATTTTTTGAAATCTTCTTCCGAGTAGACTCATCCCTCGGTTTCCCCAACCAATATTTTGTGGGATTTTTTAACTTAGCTTCCCTCATTTTTTGCCTAGTTTCTTCAGAATGAGTTCTTCCCGTAAACCCAACCACTTTACTATGCTTACCTTTAGCATAGGCTTGTTTAATACGTTCTAATATCTTAATGTTAATTAACTTTTTCATAGTAACTAGGGGGAGTTACCTCCCCCTATTTAAAACTAAACTATAATCACTAACTTGTCAAGTTATAGCCTAGGCCAACAATATAGTTACTGGCTACTGCATACCTCGCAGCAAAGGCTTTCCTCATTGTTGCAACGAGGACAGTCTGATCAGTGTTGATATCTTCATCTGTTTTGATCGTGAGAGCCCTCTTGCTACCGTAAGTGAACCCAGGTCTGTAAACCATTACCATAACAGTCTTCGTAGTTGTCGTTCCATCATAGACACCCGATGCATTCAGATTCTCTCTGATCCACTCAGATACGATAATCGGAATACCGTAGATTTTGCCCAACTCACCTGTAAGAATTGTAGCACTTGAACCATACTTGTCGAGAGTTTGAATGAGTTGATTGTTGCTGGAATCCCTGATGTTCATCAACTGGGCATATCCGCTGATCCCGACAACTAAAGCAAGCTCACCCGGGTTAACACCGTATTTGCCCATTGCCTTTCTGATATTCATAATCGCTTCACCTGTGAGGGATGCGATGCTGACTTTTGCTGCGCTCTGTGCACTCTTTCTGTATCCGTCCCATGCTTTCTTTGCATCATAGGCTGCTGTAACATCAACATCTTGGTGAGTTCCAGCTGTATCACCATCAATCGTGGCTTTTTCCATTGCAGTTGCAAGGGCGATAACAATATTCTCTCTAAGGGTAGGGAGAATGGGGATAATGCTGTCTTCAGTCAATTCCTCAGAGAACCATGTCCTGCCAGCAATCTTACATGCTGTCAAGGTGTACTGAGATGTTCCCAGTGTGCTGGCATTCATTCTGTTGCCAGCTGTTAAGGTGTCATCATCACCCGTACGCTCACCTACGTAGTATCCAACGAGGTCAGTCGTCAACACAGGCGGCTTGTAAGGGTTTGTAGGCATTTCGATTGTAGGGTGCAGGGAAGCAACCTTCAATGCGA